GGCTAAATTCAAATATCCACAAGATATCTGGAATAATCTTATGTTTGGCCTTCGTGAAGGTGAAGATATGCGTATATTAGTAACCACTACTCCGAGACCAATTCCCATTATAAAAAATCTTGTTAAAGACCCGAATACTATCCCTATTAGAGGAAGCACATATGAGAATAAAGACAACCTACCTAAAAAATACTTTGATTATGTTATTGCCCCTTATGTAGGCACTCGATTGGGTAAGCAGGAAATTGAGGGGAAGATATTAGATGATAACCCTGACGCTTTATGGACACGAAAAATAATTGATGATAATCGAAGGAATAAATTCCCGGAATTAGTTAGGGTTGTAATAGCGGTTGATCCTGAAGCTACTGCTAATGAAAAATCATCTGAAACAGGAATAATTGCTATTGGTTTATCTGCTGATGGTCATGGGTGGTTGTTAGGGGATGATAGCTTAAGAGCAAGTCCTGATGAGTGGGGTAATGCAGTTGTAACAGCATATCATAAATATAATGCTGATAGGATAATTGGCGAGGTAAATAATGGCGGTGATATGATAGAGTATGTTATAAAGACCGTTGACCCTAACGTATCTTATAAAAGCGTAAGAGCAAGTAGGGGGAAATATATAAGAGCTGAGCCGGTAGCCGCATTATATGAGCAGGGGAAAATTCACCATATCGGAAATTTCTCGGACTTAGAAGATCAGTTGTGTGAGTGGGTACCGGGAGAAAAATCACCGGACAGGCTGGACGCTTTAGTTTGGGGTGTAACCGAATTGATGTTAGATGAGGTTGGCGACCCTTATTTTCTTACTTTATAGTTAATGAATAAATATATTTGACATACTTAATTATCTATGATATATTTTTATAGGGGAATATTTTATGTATTATGGATATAAAAATAAAATAATCGATTGGCTATTAGGAATTAATGATGGGTGGATACCTATTGGTTGTTTTATTATTCTTTTTGCACTTATAATAGTAATTGTTTTTGATATATAATAGTTAAAATTAAATAAACCGAGAACGCCATTGAGCGTCTTTGAGATGTTTAACCGACATTTTAGAGACGCTTTTTTTATTTTATACATGAAAGGGGTGATAAATATAAAAATAACAATACCCTTCACAGACCGAACTATTGATATAACCATCCCTAAATCTACTGGTCGAGACGTCAACAATGAGAGTTATTGGGATGGTTCATTCGTTGATATATTTTCTACTGGTGGCAATAAGAACTCTACAGAACAACTAAAAGCCTATCAGGGCTGGACAGGCGATTGTGTATCATTAATAGCTGAACGATGTGCAAGTATCCCATTACGATTATATAAAGATAATGAACTAATTGAAAAGCACCCCTTCTATGAATTGCTACAAACCTGGAATCCCTTCACGACCAAATTTGAAGGCAAGGAATTATTACAGATATATTTAGACTTAACTGGCGAGTGTTATATTTATGTTGTTAGAAATAGTATAGGCCACCCACAAGAAGCCACCCACAAGAATTTTATTTCCGACAGCCTGATAAGATGAGTCCAGTAGTTGAAAATGGTATTATCGACCATTACATTGAACGGGTTGGCCTGTCCGAGAAGCGATACGAGACGAAAGATATATTATACTTTAAATATCCGAGTCCGACTAATCCATACAGGGGTGCAAGTCCAGTCCAGCGAAAAGCCTATGCCTATGACACGGATAAATATAATATGATATATCAGTTAAATATATTTAAAAATGGAGTGCATTTAAAGCAGGTGCTGGAAGCTGAAAAAACTATACCAAAAGAGCAGGCAAAAAAGATATTGACTTTATTCGACCAGACTTATGGCGGTGCAAGCAATGCACACAAGACAGGATATTTAGGCGGCGGTATGAAGTTAAAGACCGTAGGCGTATCTAATAAAGATATGGAATTTATGTTACTTGCCGAATGGACTATGCGACAGCTTGCCAGTGCTTACCATACCCCCCCGCAAAAGCTATCACATCCAGAGAACACTAATCTTGCTAACATGACCGCACTCGATACAGCATGGAATAGAGAATGTATCTTACCACGTTTAGTCAGGCAGGAAGAAGTATTTAATACTTTCCTATTGCCGATGTATGGAGATAAAGGGCTGTACTGCAAATATGACAATCCTGTCCCTGTTGATAATGAGTTTAGATTAAAGCAGAGGGAAAGTAACCTTAAAAATTATGTAATTAGTCCTAATGAGGCAAGGGTTGAAGATGGGCTTGATGAGGCTGAATGGGGCAAACTACCACTCGCACCGTTTAGTGTTGCACCGTTGAATGTGAATAAACCAGCTGAACCGAAACCTGAACCAGAGCCGAGCAAGACAATTAAGACTATCAATGCGGTTAAATATACTGCCGAATATAAGAAGCGATTTTGGGAATTATTTATTAAACGAATTACTCCTCATGAAAACGAATTTAAACGAGGAATTATCCGGTTATTCCAGGAACAAGAAAATAGAGCATTAAGGGCTTTGCGAAAAGGTAAGTCAATTAAGAAAGATGTTGATGACGTCTTGCGTATTACCCACGATGAAAAAGAAATAATGAAGTTTACTGAATTTGTTTTACCACGAATAACCGAGATGGTTAAGATAAATGGCGAGGCTGCTGCTGCTGAATTAGGATTGGGTTTTGATATCACTAATCCAGAAGTTATTAAATGGATAAAAGACAGGTGTGGTTTGCTTATTAAATCTATTAGCGATACGACCCTTGAAAAGCTACGAAAGACTTTAGCTGAAGGTGTGGCTAATGGCGAAAGCATACCTAATTTAGCCGATAGAATTGGTATTGTCTATGATGAGGCGAAAGGGTCGAGGGCGGTTAAAATTGCCCGAACTGAAACTATTAATGCAAGTAATTCGGGGGCTTTAGAAGCATATAAGCAAAGTGGAGTCGTTGAGAAAAAAGAATGGCTTGCCACTATGGATGACAGAGTAAGAGATGAACATGCTGCCATGAATGGCGAAATTGTTGATATAGATAAACCGTTTTCAAATGGTGAAATGTACCCCGGCGATGTGAATTGTCGTTGCACAGTTTTGCCTGTTATAAAAGATTAAAGGGATTTAAAATGCCGAAATATAGTAAAGGATATTTAAAATTAAAAAAAGAGATAGAAAAAATTCCTGATTTTAATAAGGGGATTTATGCAAGTTTTTATCTTGGCTATGTTCATGGTATTTGTGATTATAATAATTATGGCAAAATTACTATGAAAGAAGCTATTAAATTAGAAAAATTATTTAATATAAAAAAGGAAAATAAATATATAATTAAAAGAGGTGATTTTTAAATGCCAAAAGAATTAATACTTAAACAATTCGATTCAGAAGTAAAGGAAATCAAAGGTGAACGTGCCTTAAACGTAACCATTACCACTAATGACGTGGACAGGTCAGGCGATATAGTCGAGCCGAAAGGGGCGAAACTAACTAATTTTAAGAAAAATCCTGTCGTGCTTATGGCAGGCAAGCGACCTAACTAAAACCGATAATGGCATAACAGCTAAAGTAACATTCCCAGAAGAAGGCACGTATCCGCTTGCCGATACAGTATATAATCTATATAAACAGAAGTTTATGAAAGCCTGGAGCATTGGATTCATACCAATTAAGTCAGAAGATATTGTTGATGATGAGAATAAAGATAGCAAGACAGTCAGCTATGGCAGACGATTCAAGACTTGGGAACTGTTAGAATTTTCAGCCTGTGCCGTGCCTGCAAATCCTCATGCTTTAACAAATATGGTAAGCAAGGGAATTGATGTTGAACCATTAAAAGAAGCTGGATTTATTGAGATTGTAGATGAATTAAAAGAACCGACAGGGAATATAGTTAAGGGAGAATATATAGGAGATTTTAAATTGATAAAGGGAAAATCTAACGAGGGAAAACCAATATATAGATATTCTTCAAAGAAAATGGGTAATAGTCTACAATGGAGAGAGACTTTACAGGAAGCCCAAAATGATGTAGTAGATTTAAAATTTAATCAATTGAATGAAAGAAAAGGTCTTGAATTTATGGAAATTCAAGAGTTTTATACTCCAAAGGTAGAACCCAAATCATCTACCATAGAATCTATACCAACCGAAGATAAAGAAGTAATTCACAAACCAGAAGAAACTGACAAATATATCCGTATACCAGTAAATAAATGTGATATTACAGCCACGATAACAATCGATAAAAAACAGGGGATAACAGCTTTATATTGTGGTAAAGCAAAGAAGATAGCTACATATATATTTGAGAAAGCTAAAGGTTGGACAATGGCAAAAGCTAAAAAATGGGTTGAAGACCATAAGAAAGAATATGATGAGGCTAAATTGAAAGAAATGTTTCCAGAAAAAAAAGACAAAAAAGACGAGCCGAATAAGAGCTTTAGTCTTGATGAGATATATAAAATTGTTAAAGAAAATAAAGAATTAAAAGAAAAGTTAGAAGCGGTTGAATTAAAAGCAGGGGCGGTATTGAATGCTAAAAATAAAAGCAATCTCAAGAATGCCCAAAACTTAATTCAATCTGTACTCGATTCTGCTGGGACTACAGAGGAAGATACAGGAAAGGTCGTTGATGATAATAAAAATGATAAAGGAGATGATAACGTAATCGATATAGTGACCGATACAGTAGACGATATAGTGATAGATGAAGAAAAAGAAGAAGCAAGAAAAGAAGCAGAATT